GCTGCATCATCAATGTGTACACCAACTACATCTGTGGTATACGTGCTGTCATATCGATCCGCTTCATTCAAAGTGATAATACCAGTCTTGCTTGTGCTGAACTCCATTGCACTAAGAGCAGTTTTCATGGTAATTTCGCCCAAGTTTGACTTCCCAATGCTTGATTCTCCACTGATGGAAATACCAAGTGGAGCAAAACGATATTGTGTGTTCTTCTCCTTGGCAACCAAATCTTGTTGAACCGCAATTAGTGAAATGTATTTCCTTTGTATCACTTCTTTCATGGACTTTGGAGCAAGAGCTTGCATTTTAGAAGTTGTTATCAACGCTTCCTTTAGAATCCGCAAATATTTATCATACTCATTGCTCTCAAGATTTCCAGCCTTAGCAGTATCCGCATAGGCGAGCAAATAAGCGACATCCTCATAATACTTCTTCATTCGTTGATCACTATACAAAATGGGTTTGAGAGACTTTTCTTGAATACATTGGTAACCAGTCTGGGACAACCAATTGAACACATGAATCACGGCATCAATTACATCAGTGGCTTTCTTTGTTTCATTTGAAGCCTCAAGACGCAAAATCTCGACATCGCCAATCTTCCAATCAATCTCCTTCGTCTGGCAAATTGAAAAAGACATGCCAATGCACAGCAAATACGAAATTTTACCAAATATCGCATTACCTTTCAACATTTCCCATCCATCCAAAACTTCTTGACCAGTCAAAGCATGTGGCTCAATCACGCATTCATCATTTTCATTAATAGAAAAGTCGCTATCTTGCAAGAGATGAGAAAGGATTGTCGTAATAGTACACAAGACACTCCCTTTCTTGTACTTTCCCATGTAACTCACTACAGCAACCAAAAAACGATGAAAGGTTTTTGCATTCGACAAGTCAGAGATCAAAATGTACAAACGTTCTGCATGCATCATGATATCATCTGTGTCAGGAGATTTGAGCATACTCACAATGCTCGAAATACTTGTGAGAGCATCAAAAGTGGTGTCACCAGCAACATGGGGCACATTTTGCTTCTTATGTGCCTGAATCTCCTTGGCAATCTTCTTGGCAGCCTTGGCTACCATACGACGACGTTCACGATGGTTTTTCCGTCCTTGTCGATTCTTCTCAAATTTGGCAGTGTTGGCCTCTTTTTCAGTTAGAATCGGTTTGGACTGTGGGGAAATCATGACATTAGGAACGCAAAAATGAACAAGCTTGTGCAATCGACTGATACGAACTCTTTCAACAAGTTCCTTCTGCATCATAATCCGCAAAATATCTTGGGCATAGACATCGGGAAAAAGATCGACCCTAGACCGGACAGCCAAAGATACAAAAGCCGCAAGGGGAGGGTAATCCATCCACGTAAGGAATCTGCGAATATAAGAACAAATACCAAATTCATCTGTGATACCAAAACGTGGATCCGTCTCCATGGGATCATCTTCTTCTTCATCATCATCTTCATCAATGTGATCATTGTCCAATTCTGCATTCATGTCCCATTCATCAAATTCACGCTCAGCTTCTTCTAGTTGGCGAACCATCTCCGAAAGAGTTGTGGAATCATCACCAATGTCAATTTCTTCCAGTTGCTCTTGAGGTCCATCCACTAACTCTGGCATGCTACCTGAATCAGAGTCATCATCGGGATCATATCTGACATTATTCCAGTACTCAATGTATCTATGGTCACTTTCAGAAAGGGGACGATCATCACCATGTCCATCATCATCATCATCGTCATCAGGAGGATCGAGAGGATCATCACCATAATAACGAACAAGTGGACGAGGATAAGGAATTCTATCCACAAAATCACATACCAGACGGAAAATATTGGAATTTCTCATACGTACTTTCAATTCCTCAATACAAATTTCCTTTCTCGAAATGTAAATGACATCTCTCAAATATCGATCGGGTACGTGATTCGGTACCATATTG